ACGTGACGAAGCGAAACGTAAAAAGACAAACAAAAAAAAGCAACTTGACGAAGATGCTATTAGAAAGGCAGGATGGTAATGAACAAGATAAAAAACTGGTTCGATAAAGCTACCGGAAAAAACAAAAAGAAAACTCCTCCAACTAACGAACAGACAAGACGTAAAACACTTGAGTTAGAAAAAGAGGAAGCTACAAAAGCTAAGAAACCTTGGGTAGCAGTAATTGATACACAAGTAAATCCTAAAGATATAAAGAACGGATTCTTTGAGCTCGATTGGAACAATGAGTTTATTGAACAACTTCTTGATGCAGGTTATTCCGGTGAAACTAATGAACAAATTGTTGATGCATGGTTTAGAACTATTGTAGTACAAATGCTTGAAGATGAAGGGCATAGTACAAATAGAGACATGGGTTATATAAATGTAGTTCCGATTGATAAGAATAAAAGTGAAGTATCATGATGCGGGACGACCTTATGGTCCAGCAACAAGTTGAATCGATATGGCAACATATGGTTGGTGTAATTTGCTTAAATCAAACAAGCAGAATACAAGTTAAAAGAGTTTTACCAGTTTTATTTGATATTTGTCCTACTCCACAAAAACTTCTAAAAACTGGGCAAAAATTAATTAAAGAAATTATCCAACCTTTAGGAATGGTAAATGTTCGAGAAAAAAGAATACGTCAAATGTCAAAAGATTACTTGACATGGGACGGAAATGATGCTACTATGTTATATGGAATCGGGAAATATGGTAGTGATAGTTACAGACTATTTTACAAAAATGAAATACCCGAAGACATTGGAGATCATGAACTACAACGATACGTAAGAGAAGAATTAAATGAGCACATACATACTAGTTGATACCGCAAATACATTTTTTAGAGCAAGACATGTGATTAGAGGAGATCTTGATACTAAGATTGGTATGGCTTTACATATTACTCTTAATAGTGTGAAAAAGGCATGGAATGACTTTGATGCAGATCATGTTGTATTTTGTTTAGAAGGACGTAGCTGGCGTAAAGATTTTTACACCCCTTATAAACGTAATAGACAAGTTGCTCGTGATGCATTAACTGAAGCACAAGCAGAAGAAGATAAACTATTCTGGGAAATCTTTGATGAGTTTAAAGATTTTATTGGTACAAAGACTAATTGTACTATGATGCAACATCCGCAACTAGAAGCAGATGATCTTATTGCAGGTTGGGTACAAGCACACCCTAACGATAAACACATAATTATTAGCACAGACGGCGACTTTGCACAACTTATTGCTCCTAATGTAAGTCAATATAACGGAGTAAGCAATACAATTATAACACATGAAGGTTACTTTGATGATAAGAAAAAGAAGCCTGTTATCGATAAAAAAACAGGAGAGCCTAAGTCTGCTCCTGATCCGCAGTTTATGTTATTTGAAAAATGTATGCGAGGTGATACTAGTGATAATGTATTTTCAGCATATCCTGGTGTACGTAAAAAAGGTACAAAGAATAAAGTAGGCTTACTAGAAGCATTTGCAGATAAAGATACTAAAGGTTACAACTGGAATAACATGATGTTACAAAGATGGGTTGACCATGAAGGTAAAGAACACCGTGTGTTAGATGACTATACTCGTAACGTTGTCCTTTGCGACTTAACTGCACAACCTGATAATATTAGAACTATTCTAAATGAAGTAATTGAAGAACATATGACTGCAAAAGATATCAGTCAAGTAGGTATGAGACTAATGAAATTTTGTGCGAAATGGGATATGCAAAGGGTTGCAGATCAAGCTACACATTTTGCTGAACCCCTAAACGCGAGGTACCCACAATGACAATTAAAGCAAAAGAAGTTTTAAAAAATAAATTCTGGCTTGTCGAAAATGATGGTAAAAAGATTGGCACACTATCTTACGACAATGAAAAATATATGCTAAATGATAGCTACGGTCAATGCCATTATTTTAGTAATCAAAATGCTATATCAAAAAACTTTGGTAGTAAAATTAATTGGACAACATTAGATATTACAGAAACTGCTCCAACAGAAAAAATGGTACATGGTATGCCAACAAGTTGTATACCTCATAATCCTGTTTATGACGTAAAACGTAAATTACCAATGTTTAGTAAATCTAATAAATCTAAAAGTTTATATTGTGCTGGATATTTTATTATTAGATTTGATAAAGGTTGGGTTAAAAGTTTTTGTCCGAAGCTAATTACTATTGAACGTTACGAAAGCAAAGGTCCTTTCAAAACAGAGATAGAAATGAGAACGGAGTTATCACGTGCAAACAAATGAACCATTAAATACTAGTTCGATACAAAACTTTATCAAACAAGTTAAGAATGCAGAAAGTTCTAATGCCCCAGAAATACGCCTACCCATAAGTCAAGCAAAAAATCTTGCATATACCCTAGGTATTACTATGGCACGATTACACGGAGATTTAGAAAAGTTTGTAAAAGAAAGTAAATCTAATAGCGACGAAGTAATTGAAGTCAATATGGATATGGGCGGAAAATGGTAATTTACTTTATAAAGTACATACTTAACTAAAAAAGAGATAAATATACGTAGTTAACTAATAAGGACTATGTATAATGAGTAGACCAAAACCTAACATATTGCTAGAACATGTCGATAAAAAGACATATAAGAGTGAACAAGTATTACAAGCAGATGCTATCTGGGCTGTATTTTACGAAGATGCTCCTTTTAATCTAAAAACACAAAATATACTTACTAGCTACCCCGGACCAAAGTATAAAAAAGTTAGTTTTTCAAATCCGGGACATGCTATTAATCTAGCAAAAAAATTAAACGATACATTTGATTGTAAAAAGTTTACGGTTGTAAAACTAACTAAAGGTGAAGAAGTTAGTGAGTCATGAACTGGAAAGAAGCATACACAAAAATATTCTTGAAAGAAGTTGGTAAATCTGTCAACGAATCAACTTTACAAGAGTATATGCCTGTGTGGTGGCAGAATACAAGAAATAAAGATACTGGAGGCTTAAGACTTACAGACCAAGGCATAGAGTTTGTTACAGAAGAACTTAAACTTTCTACATACGATGTTCCTTTTCCAAAAGATTTCAAACTTACATCCAATGTGTTAGTTTGGCTAGATGAATTTATTGATTGCCCTTATTGGTTAGGAGCTCACGGAATGATTGTAACGAACGAAAAGAAAGCATTAGAACTGCATCTTTTTTCCGGTGATGTCAAAAAATATGGCATAAACAAAGCATTATCAAGACAAAAAAAATCAAAATAATTGCAAAAAAAGGTTGACTTTTATTCTAAAGGTGCTATACTATATACATACTTAGAAATAAGTATGGCACTGAAACTAAAAGGAGTACATTATGTCAACAGAAACACTTACAAGAACCGTAAGCCCTAATAAAGCTAAAAAAAGTATTTTAAGGGCTTTTAAGAAAAAACGTCCAATATTTTTATGGGGACCTCCAGGTATTGGTAAATCCGATATCGTAGGACAGATTACTGATTCACTAAAAAAATCGCATTTAATTGACATCCGTTTGTCACTTTGGGAACCTACAGATATTAAAGGTATTCCATATTATAGTGCAAATGACAATGTTATGGCTTGGGCACCGCCTGCAGAACTTCCTACAGAAGAGTTTGCATCTAAGTATGATAATATTGTATTATTCTTAGACGAAATGAATTCAGCCGCTCCAGCAGTACAAGCAGCGGCTTACCAACTTATTCTAAACAGAAGAGTTGGTCAATATAAACTCCCCGACAACGTTCTTATTGTTGCAGCAGGTAACAGAGAGGCAGACAAAGGTGTAACATACAGAATGCCTGCTCCGTTAGCCAACCGTTTTGTACACTTAGAACTTGCAGTAGATTTTGATGATTGGTTTGCATGGGCAACTGAAAATAAAATCCATACAGACGTTGTTGGTTATTTGACTTTTGCAAAAAAAGATTTGTATGACTTTGATCCAAAGTCTCCAAGTCGATCATTTGCAACACCTCGTTCTTGGTCATTTGTGTCTGAATTACTTGAAGACGATGATGACGAGAATACCACTACCGATTTGGTTAGTGGCGCAGTCGGCGAAGGCTTGGCTGTGAAATTTAGTGCTCACCGTAAAATTGCGTCGAGCTTGCCTAACCCAACTGACATATTGGCTGGCAAAGTAACAGACTTGAACACCAAAGAAATCAGTGCCATGTATTCCTTAACGGTGTCATTGTGTTACGAATTGAAAGAAGCATCAGACAAAAATGATAAAAAGTTTGATGATAAAGTCAACAACTTTTTGAAGTTCTCAATGGCAAACTTTGAAACTGAATTAGTAGTAATGGGTATTAAACTCGCACTTACTCAGTATGGTTTGCCAATTGATCCTGATGAAGTTGAATGCTTTGATGAATTCCATGAAAAATATGGAAGGTATATCACAGCCGCTCAAAAGGCGTAACGGTGACAATGAGTTTGGACGTTCTCATTCAAAAAAACGTCCATTTTCTCTTGACTTTTCAAGTTAAATATAGTATTATTAATACATAATAAGGCACTGAACAAAGGAATATATTATGACAACTTGTACTACTGACGTAACAGACGTTACAAAAATAGGCAAAAAACATTGGCAACCTAACCCAAATATCACACAAGAAGAATTAGAAACAATGAGAGCAGACGTGATCGAACGTATTGTTGTTGCTCGTGTTGGTTTGTTGCTTAGACATCCTTTTTTCGGTAACATGGCTACAAGGTTACGTATAAAAGAAGCAGATGAGTGGATTCCTACTGCGGCTGTAGATGGTCGTAACTTATATTTTAACACACAATTTTTTAATGCAATGTCCAACAAAGAAATTGAGTTTGTTATTGCACACGAAATCTTACATTGTGTATTTGATCATCTTACTCGTAGAGAAGATAGAGATGGACGTATTCATAATATTGCGGCTGACTATATTGTAAATAATTTATTAGTACGTGATAGAATAGGTGATAAACCTAAACTTATTGATTGCTATCAAGACTTTAAATATGATGGTTGGACATCAGAGGCTGTATATGATGATATATTTCAAAGTTATGACGAAGATGAATTAGAACAATTAGGCGAATTGTTAGACGAACATATTGACTGGGAAGGTGAGCCTCAGCAAGGAAAAGGCAAAGGTGTAAAAACAAAAGGTGCAGGCGGAAAACCTTCTTACACAAAAGACGAACTTAAAAAAATTAGAGATGAGATTAAAGAAAATATGATGTCTGCGGCACAAGCCGCTGGTGCTGGTAATGTTCCAGGTGAAATCGAAAGAATGATTAAGGAACTTACTGAGCCTAAAATGAATTGGAGAGAGATTCTAAGACAACAAATACAATCTACTATTAGAAATGATTTCACATTTAGTCGTCCTAGTAGAAAAGGTTGGCACACTGGTGCTATTCTACCTGGCATGAACTTTGATCAAACTATTGACATAGCTATCGGTATTGATATGAGCGGATCGATCGGTAACGATCAAGCAAAAGACTTCTTAAGTGAAGTAAAAGGTATTATGGATGAATACAAAGATTACAATATAAAATTATGGTGTTTTGATACAAAAGTTTACAATGAACAAGATTTCAGTGCAGATAACGGTACAGACTTAGCTGACTACCAAATTATGGGTGGTGGTGGCACCGAGTTTGACTGTAACTGGGATTACATGAAAGAGAATGACATTCAACCTAAGAAGTTTATTATGTTTACAGATGGTTATCCTTGGCAGAGCTGGGGTGATGAAAGTTACTGCGATACAATATTTGTTATCCATAGTCATCATGACAAAAACCTCGAAGCACCATTTGGATTAACTACACATTATGACAAACAAGCCGCATAGATTAAAAGAGCCTAATTCATTAAATTTTTTTAAGTTAAGAAAACTTAAAAGAATTCCACCCCATTTTGAGTTCATTTCATTACCACAAACTTATAATTTAGAACGCAGTATTGAAAAATGGATAATGGCAAATCTTAAAGGCAGATACTATATTGATAAAAATATTGATATAGATGACAGAGATTCTATCCAAAATGTGTTAAAAATAGGGTTTGAAGAAGGAAAAGAGATGAGTTATTTCACTTTGGCATGCCCACATTTGAAATATAAGTAAATAATATGAAGGAGAAATACTTATGAGCGAAGACGCAAAGATCAACGAACTAGGCGATATTTCTGCTGCGGCACCAACACCACAACAATCTACAGATAGTGCTAAGCCTGCAGATCCTGCTGCACCACCAGGAGAAGGAAAAAGTCTAGAACTAACTGTAAACGATTTGCAGTTACTACGCCAATCAATTGAAGTGGCAACATCAAGAGGTGCATTTAAAGCAACCGAAATGTTGACTGTCGGAACAGTATTTAATAAGTTAGAAACCTTTTTAAATATGGTTGCCCAGCAACAAAACCAAGGAGACAAAAATGGCTCTTAAACACGTAGGAAGACTAAAAAATAATAAAAATAGAGTTGTAGTAGCATATAGGACTGTACCTGGCGATTCAGCACATGCAGTTGTTGTAAACACTCCAGCTTTATCAGCAGACGAACATGATTCTTTAATGACTACTGTAGAATCACAAGCAGGACAAGCCGCATATGAGTTTGCCGAGATGATGGCTAGAGCTACTCTACCAGATGGTAGAAATATGTTAGCGGCTTTCCATCAAACAGGAAAAATGATGAAAGTTGCAGTTGCAGATGTTGAAATGCAACCTGATCATCAAACCGTGATGCCTTTAGATGAACTTAATCAAATGATTGCAGAACAAAAAGGTGTTACTATTGACGAACTTGCTATAGCACCAGACGTACCTGTAGCAGAAGCTAAAGCTGAAGCTACACCTGTTGCAAGTATGCAGACCGCAGATATTCCGGCTCCACAAGATAATAGTGTCTTGTCAGATGAAGACTTAGCCGCACAATATCGTAGTCAGGCAGATGGTTTATATAAAGAAGCAAAAGCTCTTAGAGCAAAAGCAGAAGAACTAGTGCCAACTACAAAGAAGTCTAAAGCAAAAGCTACGTCAAGTGTCGCCGGATAAGACAAAACTTCCGAAACATGTAATTGATATATGGCCGGATGTATTTAAAGACATAGACTTAAAAGTAGTCCCGATAGACTACATACATACTATTAGAGTAGTGTTTCATGATGGAAAAATATGGGACATAGATATACAAAAGTCTAAAGATGAAAACGGTAGGAAAGTAAATGTACAAAAAGAACTTGAAACCATCTTTAGACAGTATGAAAAAGATATTTCCAACGTAGATTTTAGATTAGATACTGAACGTTTGAAAAGAGACATCAAGAAAAGAACTGCTCTTTTTATGAAAAAACGCAGGTAACTAATATGAAAGCATTTGTTATACAACATGATAATCCTAAAGACACTTGGTTTTATCAGGTAGCTACCAACTATACTAAGTTAAACTTCGATTATTGTATGGCAGATAGATTTAAAGAAAATAAAGATTGGCAATTTTTTGAGTCATATTCACCAGTAGATTATTGTTTAGAAGATTTTGAATATACTATAGTAGTAAAACCTGGTGTCATTTTTCCTTATTCCTTTTTTCAACGTGCAATAGAATCTAAATTAAGAAAATATAGAAAAACTACAGTAGGTCCATCTACAATTTATGATAGCAATAAAGAGCTTCCTCCAGAAGGTACTCTAAATGTAAAATATAAATTTCCATACATAGATGGTACGAATGCAGATACGTTTTCTATGACACACGATCAAGGAACTGATATGGTACTTGCTAATAGTAATTTATCATACGTTGTTCACAACGAAATCCCAGAACCTAAGTATTCTTTAAACAAACCTATTGAATGGGCAATGACTGTAAGTTCTGGATTTTATATAAACTATATTTTAGATGCAGGAGGTTTTGATACAAATACTATTATCAATCATGCTGATATTAGCAAAGGCAGTTTAGAAGTAAGAAAATATACAATTGAAAACTGGAATGGCTTAAATTATTTAAGTTGGTTAGATCATTTATATAAAAAATTTCCGTTATTAAATGTTTTTAATGGAAAACAATTTAGGAGGGGGCACTCAGCAACTCACAATGTGCTTGATCATATGAAAGAAAAATGGTCAGAAAAAGCATGGATTGAACACTGGCATAAATATCAGAAATGCACACATAATTACTACTATTGTAATTTTGCAGATACAAAAAGTTTAAAAAGAATATTCAAAAGATTTCATGCACCTTACTATGGAAGTGTATTTTGGTATGATGGAGCTCTAAAAAGAATGCCTGCTAACATAAACAAAACAAGCGAACAAAGTTATGCCAATGCTAAACAATTTATGCAAACAATAGTAGATTACAATCCTAGTATGCTTGTATATGGATCAGATCATTGTTGTGCAAATTTTAACGGAATAACTGCATCAGACGCACTAGCCAGTATGCAACAAGATACTAGAAAAAATTTATGGAGATTTATTGTATGAGATATAGAGGGATTTCACAAGCTGAGCATCATAGAGTGTTACATGAAGTTAAAATAGATAGACAATCATTTATTGATTTTTATAATATGTTTCCTAAAGAAACACACCTGCCTTGGAATGAGTTTAAATTAAAGTATAATGCTGATAATCCATACAGGCGTAACCTTACAGACAAATTTAAAATGGTATATGCTCCTGCATATGAAGGAAAAGAACTTATAGAATATCCAATTATACAAGACTTAATTAGTAAGTTTAATTTTAGAAATCCGCTTATAGTGACGGATGTACAGATACTTACGTATGACCCTGGCTTTAGATTTAAAACACATATAGATGCAGAAGTCAACTGGAGTATGTTTTTACCTTTGATTCCTGAAGATGGTGGAGAACCTTTAGTGTATCATGAAGGCGAAAATATGAAAGATCCTGGACCAGAAATATACCGTGTACACTATTCTACTGAGCATCTTACTCTTACAACAGGCGCAGTAATACATAGAGTTCCAGAAATGTCCGGTCCAAGAGTGCTTTTACGCATAAGAAGCGGTGATGAGACATATCAAGAGCTTATAGACAAGGTAAACAAAGGCACATTTTTTAATGTATAAGTATTTTGCTTATAAATACAATATACAAAGCAAAAACGAAGATAAGTATTATTGCAATATGGCATAAATACATATAAGAAACGATATTTCAGGAGTTCTATAAATGGCTTTAAGACTTAGACGTGGTACAGATGCTGAGAGACTGCTAGTAACCCCATTAGAGGGTGAATTAGTATATACCACAGATACAAAAAAAATCTTTGTTGGAGATGGTACAACTATTGGCGGTACATTAGTTGCAGGGCTGAATAGTGTACTAGCAGATACTACTCCACAACTAGGCGGAAATCTAGATTTAAATAGTAAAAATATTACAGGTATAGGAAACATTACTATTGATGGTACTGTAACTGCTCCACAATTTGAAGGTAACATATTAGCAGATGATAGCACGTTGGTATTTAATAGTGCTACACAGGCGTTAAAAATTGTAAATTTAGATATTTCAGGTGACGTAGATTTAACTGAAGCTACAAATAAATTAGACGTATTTTCAAATCATTCAAGTACATCTAGTAACATAGTTTTAAACAGATCAAAAGGGACTAAAGCCAGCCCAACTGCTCTTGTTGACAATGACAACATTTTTGGTATAAAATTTGTAGGACATGATGGAACAAGCTATACTGGTGGTGCAAGTATTATTTCAGACATAGACGGTACAGTATCAACAGGTAACGTACCAGGTGATTTATCTTTCAAAGTGACTAATTCTAGTGGTACAGAATTGACTCCTTTAAAAATAAATTCAAGTGGTATAATAGAAACCAACACGCAAGTAAACAATTTTAACAGTACATTTTTTTATAGTGTAGGTAGTGGATCAAATGCTAGAAGTATAGAAAGATATAGATCTAGAGGCTCAGTTGCATCTCCATTAGTAGTAAATGCAAACGATCTTATTTACCAAGACAAATATTATGGCTACGACGGTACTACGCATAAAATGGTTGTAAGAACACAAGGTATGGTTGGTAGTAGTAGTATATCATCAGGTGTAATGAGTGGTAGATTCCGTATACGTGCTACAGATTCAGCAGGCACAGAAAAAACATTTTTTGACGTTAGAGGTCACGATAATAAAATCCAAGTTCGTAGTGATTTAGAAATTCCACAATTTGCTTTAGAAGTTGGTGGTGTAAGAGTTTTTCAAAATAGAATTTTTGGAGTCGATTCTAATGCAGATTTAGAAATGGAAGCATCTGGTACAGGTGATGTTGTAATATCAGGTGGACTTAGAGCAGACGGAATTAAATTAGAAGGTAACACACTTAAAACAGTTGATTCTAACGCTCCATTAGAAATTTCAGCTTCAGGCACTGGTATTGTTTCAGCTACAAATTTACATGCTTTAAACTATATGCAACTTCCGGTGTATGCTAATAATACTGCAAGAGATTCAGCAATAAGCTCACCAAATGCAGGTATGCTTGTGTTCAATACAACAGGCACCAAATTCCAAGGTTACACTGGTGCAGCCTGGGTAGACTTAAATTAATCATTGACATTATAAGTAGTTCATAGTATAATAACACTATGAAAACTAATCCCATTATAATTATAAACGCCCTTATGGGTTCTAAAGGACATCAGATAGGGAGACTGATAGCTAGTTGTTCTAATGTGCTATGGTATGATCATCATTGGAATGGTAACAATCCTTGGGAACCTTGTAGTCATATCTTAAATCATGAATATAGCAAATATCATTTTGATAGAAGGTTTAGTGATGACTCAACTATACCTCCTGTACTAGATTTTGCAGAACGTAGCAATCATAAAGCACAAAAAATTCCATATGATATATTGGGCAAAGATGAAAAGTTGATTTATGTTACACATGGAGATTTGGGTGAATCACGTGATTTCTTTAATGGTAAACATTTGGTAGTGTTTGATAAAGATATAAAGAGGTTTTTTGAAACTTCTTGGAAATACAAAGTGGGAAAAACAAGAACTCTTATAAGTGAACTATATACTAAACAAGAAGCAAAAGCTATGCTAAAAGGCGTCTTAGACAGCTATACAGCACATCTAAGCAGTGATGACTTCGCTATACATAGTGTAGAGGATCTTATGAATGTAGACATGTTTAAAATGCTTTGCAGCAAGTTTAAATTGGAATTCAACGAGAATAGATATAATAAAGTATGTAAATTTATAGATGAAAATAGAAATAATTAATGATAACCTAAAACCAAAATTAAGATCCTTTTGCCAAAAAGCAGACGCACTAGGATATAAGAATAATTCTAGTCTTGATGCAATGAAATTTGATTGGTGTCAAGAAATTGGTAAATGGTTATGTGCAATAGAAAATGATGAAATAGTTGCAGTAGCAGGATGTCATCCTTTACCAGAAGTTTCAAAAAATGCATGGAGAATTATGTTTCGAGGTTGTGAATTACCAAGAACAGATAATTTTAAAGGCTTAGGCAAAGGTGATTGGAATAGTATCACACAACGTGAAATGATTCCGCATTTCATTAATTACTGTCCTACAAACGAAATTTACATAACTACTAATATAGACAATGAACATTCTAATGGCAAAGCTAGTCGTAACCATAGACTAATGGGGTTACTTGCTAAACAAGGAATACTTGATTGGCACTCTAATATTACATTATACTATACTGAACAAACTGTTTGGAAACTTAATATAGAGGAATACACGAGACGCAGAAATTTACTAGGAGGAAAATATGTGGGTGAATTGGAAACATTTAAATGAAGCAAAAACAAAAGCAGGTAGACCCGATGCTGGTTATTTTTGGCACTTTAAACTCGCAATAAACGAATTCTTTTTCTTGCTGTTTGTATGCATAGGCAGTTTGATACATGCTTTCTTTCCTTGGATACTTGATTTTAAATTATTAGAATGGCGTATAAACAGATTAAAACAATTAAAGAAAAAATTACCAGATGATCCACAACTTAAAAAGGTAAAGTTTAATGACTAATGTATTAGATTTAACAGCATATAAAAATGGAGAATATAAACCGTTAGGACAAATAGGTCCAACAATTTTAGATTTTGGATTTATTCATTGCGATGCAACATATGATGTTATGCCAGTATATAACGGCAAAGCATTTTGTTATGAAAGACATTTGCAGAGATTTAATAATAGTGCAGAACGATAC